TTGATGAAAGGCTGCGCACTGGCCGAAACTATTATTGCCGCAACCTCAGTGACTTATTCCCCTGTTTCCGCTGCGGAACAATCCCTGTCGTTTTATCTTAATATTGACGGCAGGCTGCACATCATTACCGGCTGTCGTGGCAACGTCAAGGCCAAGTTCTCTAAGGGTAATCCGTTGTGGAGCTTCAGCTTTATCGGTTTGTCGCGGGCTGCCATAGACGCCGCGATACCTGCCGCCGCTCTGGGGGCATTCAAGCAACCGCTGGGGGTCGCGCCCGGCGTGACGACCGCTACCCTGCATGGTCTGGCGGCCAACATCGCCGACTTCAGTTTTGACGTGGGGAACAAGATGGTCTATCGCCCGCTGATCAACAACGAATCGGTGCAAATGACCGACCGCACGACCACCGGCAGTATCACGCTGGAGGATGTGGCCGTAGCGACCAAGGATTTTTATACGATCTGCAAGAATGCGACACCCGGGGCATTTACCCTGCTGCACGGCATCACTGCTGGTCAGAAGGTGCAAATCAACGGTCCCGTCACCCAGCTCCATGCGATGCAGTTATCCGAGGCCGACAACATCGAGATGCTGCAAATGAATATGGCGTTTTTATCCAATGCGGGCAACGACGAATTCAGCATCGTTTGTCTGTAAATTTTGGAGTGCGCAACCTCGGTTGCGCCTGGCACAGCCGAGGCTGTTCACTCCACAACCTAAGTCTGGCACTGTAAGTTTTGGAGTGCGCAACCTCGGTTGCGCCTGGCACAGCCGAGGCTGTGCACTCCATAATTTAAGCCTGGCACAGCCGATGCTGTGTACTCCATAACCTAAACCTGGCACAGCCGAGGCTGTGTACTCCAAAACCTAAGGAAATTACCATGTTCAAAATCGCACTCCCCGAAACCTATACCGCCCAGATCACGGTTGAATTGCCGGGCAGCAAGGTCAAAAACGTCTTTGATGCCGAATTCAGCCGCCTGTCACAGTCGGATGTGGAATCACTGTTGTCCCGCGTGCGCGAGGGCGATCTGGACGATGCCGCATTCTGTCGTACTGTGATGGTAGGCTGGAAGGGGGTAGTGGATGACGCAGGCATTCTGGCCTTCAGCCCAGCCGCCCTGGATACCCTGTTAAGCATCTACCCTGTCGCGCGCTGCATCGTGGAAGGCTTCTTCGCCAGCCTGGAAGGTGCCAGGCTAAAAAACTGACCGATGCCGCCCGCACCTGGGCTGCGGGCGGTACGGGACCCACGGTCACCACAGACCAACAGCAAGCCCAGAACGCCGCCGATGCTGCCATGTTCGGCATTGAAATCCCCGAATCCATTGCAATGAAGGCGCATAACGAAGGGGGTTTTGCAATCTGGCAGGACAACGTTGCCACCCTGGGAGTCTTTCTTGCCTGCCGCAGCCAGTGGAGGATATTGGCGGGCTTTGGCTGTGTAGTCTATCTGGGGCTGGATTACCCAGGCGTAGAAGTGGTGATGCGACGGTTAAACGTCAGCGACAACAAGACGATGTTTAACGATATTCAGCACATGGAATGGGCGGCGCTGGCGGTGTTTAACGCTTGGCAAAAGCCCATAGCACCAGGATAGCAGGCAGCGCGCCCACCAGTACCGGGAAGAAGTCCGTATTGCCTATCTTGATAGCAAGCCAGATCAGTGCGGCAATAACCGCCCCGCCGATAACGAAAAACCGGATGAAGTAAGCTACTAAATTTGTAATATTATTGAACATGACAACAGTATGCAGTGAATTCAAACAGGGGGCAATATGTCGGCTACGGTAGGTTTGAATATTGACGTTATCCTGACTGGGCAGGATAAAGTTACCAGCGGTATCCGGTCTATGACGGGCGAGGTCGAGCGTTCGACCAGCAGCAATGTCGCTTCGTTCGGGAAAACGCGCGCTGGCGTTGAATCCATCTCGAACGAGCTGCATAAACTGGAAGGTTATGCCAAGGCGTATATCGGGCTGTCTCAACTAGGTGGCGCGGCCATTGGTATCGTCAAGATTGCGGATGAGTATGTGGGGTTGCAGGCACGTCTGAAGCTGGCCACCACCTCGCAGCTGGAATTCAATACGGCCAATGCCGCCCTGTTTGCCATTGCACAGCAAAATGGGGTCCCGCTCAAGGAATCGCTTGGCTTGTATTCAAAATTAGCTCCTGCCTTGAAAGAACTGGGCGCGACGCAGACACAGACACTGGCGATGACGGATCTGGTCGGCAAAAGCCTGCGCTTATCGGGTGCTGGCGCTGCCGAATCCGCATCAGCCATGTTGCAATTTTCGCAGGCGCTGGGAAGCGGGGTGTTGCGTGGCGATGAGTTCAATAGCCTGATGGAAAATTCCCCTCGTTTAATGAAAGCGGTCGCCGAGGGGATGAATGCCCCCATTAGTTCCTTGCGCGCCATGGCCGAGGCGGGGGAGCTGACTGCCGATAAAGTGGTTAATTCCTTGCTCTCGCAAAAATCAAAACTGGAAGAGGAATACAGTTCTTTGCCGCTGACGGTATCCGCCGCCTGGACAAAACTGGGTAATGCTGTGACCGCTGAGGTTGGGCGTTTGGATAAGGCGGGGGGGGGATTGACGGGCGGGTTGGCGAAAGCGCTGGGCGGGGTGGCAGATAATCTTGACAAGGTGTCCGCAGCCTTCGTTGCGACGGGGGCCGCACTGGCTACACTGGGTATCGCGAAAGCCATTGAGGCCAGCACAGCTTATGTGTTGGCCTTGCAGGCCGAGCGCGCCGCCGCGATTGCTGTCGCGGAAGCTGAGGTCATGCGGGTGCGCTGGACTTATACCGCATCAGCCGCCTCGCGCGCTGCCGCCGCCGCTGCTCTTGTGCAAGCCACCGCCACCGGCACACTGGCAGGGGTTATCGGCACCGCCACCGCCGCTATTCGTGCCTTTGTGGTGGCGAACCCATTTTTGCTCGTGGCAGCGGCAATCGGCACGGCCACCTATGCCGCAACCAGGTTGTTTGAGGAATCTATCAACGGTTTTGCAAACTTCCAGCGCAAAATCAAGGAAATGTCGGCAAGCGATTTGTCTCAAAAACGCGCTGCGTTACATATCGAAATTCTTGACATGAAAAACAGTGTATTCAGTGGGTTTTACGAAAAAGACATCCGTATGGGCGAAGATCGCCTGCGTATGATGGATGCGCAAATGGAAAAACAAAAAACGATGGTGGCAGGTTCGGGCAGCAGCCTTGCCGCGCGGGCTGATTTGTCTGGATATTTAAATGGGGGACAAAGCAAGGCGCAGCAACGCAGCAAGGATTTGGCTGAGGAGACTAAATATTATCAACAGCTCATTACTCAATCCATAGGGAATAAAGCGGTGCTGGAGCAGATCGAGGCTGCACATAAAGTTCGCCTGGAAAAAATCAACGAAAAGTACAAAGAAAAAACAACTCGCGTCCCAGTGGATCGCGCCGCCGCGCAAACGGAGCAGGCAGCGCAGCGTTATATGGCGAAAATCGGCGACACGACCCAGCGCCTACTGGATGAAGCGGCGGCCTCTGAGCTGTCCAACAGCGCCATCGGCAAGAGCGCCGAACAACTGGCGCTGGCGGCTGAAGCGCGTTACAACGAACAGATCGCACAGCGGGCGGGTGATCTGGCTATCGTGCAGGGTATCAAGGGGCGCGAAGCTGAGGCCGCCTTGATTGAAATGCAGATTGGCGCGCTAGGCCGTCTGCGCGATGCCGAAACGGCTCGCCCGCAGTTGCAAGCCACTCAAGCCAAGCTGGAAGCGGATAAAAAAGCCAGCGAAAATGCGGCCAAAAAAGCCGCCGATGATTTTCAAAGAACCAGTGACCGTATCAGCCAGAGCCTGACCGATGCCTTGATGCGCGGCTTTGAATCGGGCAAGACCTTCAGCCAGAACCTGCGCGATACCACGTACAATCTGTTCAAAACGATGGTGCTGGAACCGCAGATCAAGGCTTCCGTGCAGCCGCTGGCGGATGCGCTCAACCGCATCGTCAGCGACTTTGCCAAGGGCATTGCCAACTCATTGAGCCAGTCAGGCTCTGGTGGTGGCGTGGGTGGTGGCATCGGCTCGTTTATCTCCGGCCTGTTTAATGCCAATGGTAATGCCTTCGGTTCATCGGGCGTGCAGGCGTTTGCCAACGGCGGCACCTTCAGCAACGGTATCGTCAATACCCCCACCCCGTTTCAGTTTGCCAAGGGCGGCGGCTTTGGCCTGGGCGTGATGGGCGAGGCAGGCCCTGAGGCGGTGATGCCGCTCACCCGTACCCCGGGCGGGCAGCTCGGCGTGCGCATGGTGGGTGCTGCGGGCGTGCAGGCTTTTGCCAACGGCGGCACCTTCAGCAACGGTATCGTCAATACCCCCACCCCGTTTCAGTTTGCCAAGGGCGGCGGCTTTGGCTCGTTTATCTCCGGCCTGTTCAATGCCAATGGCAAT